TGGAGATCATGAAGGGCAGCACGGCAGCCAGCAGCCCGAGCGCGGCGGCGCCAAGCGCCAGCCCGGCGACGACCGCCACCATAGCTGCCATGCCGATTGCGGCCTGAGGCCCCGCCTCGCCGAGCTTTATCGCGGAGAGGGCGAGAAGGCCGATGCCGCCGCACGCCATCAGGACGCCGGCGCCGACCATGAGGACGGCCGCGCCGAACGATGTCATCTTACCGGCCGCCGCGCCCGCGGCTGTGCCAGCTGCGGTCTCGCCCGCAGCCGTGGTGGCAAGACCTGCACCAGCGGCGGGCGCCGATGCCCCGAGGGACAGCAGGGCGCCGCCGATGACCTTCAGGAGCGAGCCCACAGGGCCGCCGGCGACTTTCATGACGAGGAAGGCGCCGCCGACGGCCTTGACGACCGGGGCAACCTCCTCGGAATGCCCGGAGACCCACTGGAACGCGTCACCCACCGAGCGAATGACCGGCTCAGCGGCCTCGAAGGCATCGTCGAGGGCGTTTGCGGCATCTGCCGCGCCCTCGGCGGGACTCGACCATCCGGTGATCTGCGATACGGTCGACCATATGGCGTCGCCCATGGAGGATGCCGTGTAACCGAGTGCGTCAAGTGTTCCCGCGAAAGATGAAGCCGCCTCGTTGTTGAGAAGCGTCTCGCAAAACGTGGAGGTCATCACCGTCGCGCCGGAAAATGCGTCCCCTGCGATCGAGACACCGCCTGCGATCACATCAGAAAACACGGCGGCGAACGATGACGCCGCGCCCTGGATGCTCGGGTCGGCCATCGCGTCGGTGATGGCGCCGAACGCGCCGTTCACCGTGCCCTTCACGCCGTCGATGACGCCGACGATGTTGGACGCGCCGATGGCGCCGATGATCTTGGCGACGCCCTTGGGGAAGGCGTTGCACATGTTGGAGAACGACGTCTTGATGCCGCCCGTCGCGGCCTTTGCCTGCTCGGAGAAGCTCGTGATCCCATCCGCGCCGTTCTTGTCGAGGTCGACCACGGCGTCGGCGAAATCCGAGACCGTGACCCTGCCGTCCTTCATCGCCTGGTAGAGGTCGGACGCCGAGGCGCTCTGGCCGAGCATCGACTTCGCGACCTGGTCGAGCTGCCCGGGCATCGCCTGCTGAATGCTCATCCACGTGTCCATCTCCATCTTGTTGGTGGAGACGGCCTTGGTGAGCTGGGTCATGGCGTTGGACTGGACGTCCTCGGCCGCACCGCCCGCCAGCACGGCGTCGTTGAACGCGAGGTAGCGGTCTGTCGCCTGGTCGATCGACTTGGACGACGGGGCGAGCTGCTGCACGCCCGTCGCGGCGGCGTCGAGCCTCGTGGGGAGCTCCGACAGCCTGTCGGACAGGGTATCGATGCTCGCCTGGGACTCGTCGGCCCCGTAACCGAGCGACTGCAGGACCTTGGGGAAGTTGTTGAGGGTGTCCACGCGCGACACGGCCGCGTCGAAGCTCGAGGTGACCGTCGAGACGACCCTCTGCACCACGCCGGCCACGGCGCCGGTGATTACCGCGGCCTTGGCGGAGAAGCCTGAGGCGACCTTGCTCGCCATGTTCCCGCCCGCCGTGGTTCCGGTCGAGCCGAACGCGGAGCTGACGGAGGAGAGCCCATCCCCGACGGCGCACAGCAAGCCGCCGGTGAACCCGGTGGCCTTGCCGAGGACCCCGCCAGAGAACGCGGCGCCCGAGGCCCTGCCCGAGCGCGAGAACATCCCCGCGGCCCCCGAAAGTGATCCGGCGACCTTTGTCACGAATCCTGGGCCGGCGGTCTTCCCCGCCGCGCCGCAGAACGCCTTGCCGAATCGGGAGCCCGTCGATGCGCCGGCCCCAGACAGCGACCTGTCGACCTTCGAGGCGAAGCCGTCCATGGACGGCATTACCTTCACGCTAACAGATCCTACGTTTGCCGCCACATTGCCTCCCTACTCATCGACGCCGAGCGCCGCCGCTATCTCTTCCCTCGCCGCCAGCGCCGAGTCCCTGCGGCGCTCGTTCCTGGCGCGCTCGCCCGGCGATAAGATCCGCTGCGGGGCGTTGACGCGCTTTTTGGCATCCTCGGTGAACCCGTAGTGGAAGCACCTGAGCTCGTGCTCGATTATGTCGAGCAGGCGCGTCTTGTCGTCCCACAGGTTGTCGGGCTCAAGGCGAACGGAGACCCGCGAGCGCGCCGGCAGCTGGGAGTAGAGGACCTGCCAGCGGCAAAGGTCCTCGTCCGTCGCCTCGTCGAACCCGCCGCCGAGGGGGAGGTCGATGCCGTACGTCTGCCGGAAGTCGGCGACGACCTCTCCCCTCATGCAGGTCCAGGCGGCGGCGAAGCTTGCTAGTTTTTTGCCGCGGCCTCCATGGCGGCCTGGAAGAATGCGCCCCAGCGCTCAGCCGAGCAGTCCTGCCCGTCTTCGCCGAGCGCGTCCATGTACTCGACGGTCTTGCCGTCGAAGATCTCGTCCATCGCGTCCCACACCTCGTGCATCTTCTCGGGGATGCCGTCGTAGGCCATGGCGCGCTGCACCTTCATGGACTGGATGGCCTTCTTGTTAATCTGGTACTTCTTGCCATCGAACTCGAACTCGAGCGCGCCCTCGGGGCGCTTGGCCGCCATTAGGCCGCCGCCGTCTCGGTCGACTCGATGTAGTCGTAGCAGGTGTTGCCGTCCTCGTCGGTGAGGTACTTCATCGTCAGGGCGCGCTGGCAGAGCTCGGAGCTGGCGATGGTGAGGTCGTCGAGCTCGGAGGACTGGCCGCGCGGCACAACCTTGGTCCACTTGCGGCCGTTCTTCAGGAGGAGAAGCAGCACGTAGGCGAAGGTCGGGTGGGAGTCGGAGTTGTGCTTGACGGTGATCAGGCCGCCCTTGTCGGTGACGTTGCCGTCGCCGTACTGGCGCTTGAGCGTCTCCGCCTTGATCTCGGCGAGCGTGAGCTGTGCGGACTCCACTCGGTTGGAATTGCTGGAGTCCATGAGGTCGCCGTTCATGTCGACCGTGTCGTTGGAGTCCTCGGAGACGGACTCGACGTAGCCGTCCTCGGAGATGAAGCCGAGGCACTTGAATGCGTGATCGAGCTCGCTCTTGTTCTTGATGACCTTGTCCGGCAGGGTGGTGCCGACGGGGGCCGAGAAGATGTAGCCGCCCTTCACGCCCTTTCCGGCGCTGACGTTGTCGGAGTTGTTCGCGTTGCTGACTTCGGCCATTCGCGCGTTCCTTTCTACTACTCGCAGACCCAGAGCTGGACCTGCACCACATACCTCGCCCTGCGCGTGTCAGGGTCGGGCATCTTGTATTGGTTCGTGACCTCCGGGTGGAAGACGTTGGGAAGCTCGTCCTCGAGTGACGGGACGGCCGCCTTCACCTTCTCGGCGAGGGCTTTCGCCGGCTTCCTGCCGCCCTTGCCCTCGGTCCCCCAGCAGTCGATATCGAGCTGTACCGGCTCCAGGAAGCCGCCGCCCCCTCCGACCTGCTCGACGGTGACGTACGGCTCCGGGTGCCCGGCGACCGGCTCGAGCGTCGCGTCCGAATCGGTGAGCTCGCACAGGCAGCGTGCGACTTCGGCCTCAATATCCATGTGGTTATCCCTTCGAAGACAGGGCCGCCTTGGTCAGCAGCTTGTGCTTGGCCTGCGCGCGTTTTGCGTGACTCGTGTTCGCGCGAACCGAGAAGCCCTTCGCGAGCTTGCCCTGGCACTTCCTGACGGTGAATGCCGGGACGTCGTGGCCGTCCGGCGCGAGCATCGACGTCGCGCGGGCGGCGATGCCCTCGGCCTTGCCCCTGAGCATCCCCTGGAGCGCGGCGTTGCCGTCCATCGCCTCGGCGTACCCGGGGCGGCTCCATTTGAACTTCCCCCAGCTGTACTCCTTAGCCATCGGCTGCCTCCAGCTCGACCGGGTAGCACCAGCGTCCCGGGCACGCCTCGGGGGCATAGGGTCTCGGGTCGCCCACGACGCGCAGCTCCTCGCCGCGCACGCGGACCGAGCAGCCCTTGAGGCGGATGCCGGCCATGTCCCTCGGGAGGTGCACCGTGTATGCCACGGTGGTGCCCTCCGGCCTCGAGGCATCGAGGTCTGCGGTGGCGCCGGGCGCCACGACGGCATCGACCTCGCGCTCGGCGACCGCTTCGGAGACAGGCTCGTGGAGGTCGTCGTACACCGTCTTGCGGGAGATGACCGTGACCGTCTCGGTCGGTATCCCCGCCATCGGCATCACGCCTCCTCCCAGCGGTCGGCGGCGGTCACGGCCTGGATGCTGCGCACGCGGCACCCGGCCAGACCGAGCCGCTTGAGGTCGGAGCGCCCCAGGTAGAGGTCTCCAGTCGGGTTGGCGAACGTGACGCTCGCCGAGTACGGCCCGGTCGTCTGCGACTGCTGGGTGATGCCAGCCATGGCACCGGGCGCGTTGACCGCCCGGGCGACCATGGCCACGCAGACGGACTTCACGTTCTCATCGAACGTGGGGCTCGAGCCGGCGAGGTACTGGACACCCATACGGCGCCGATATGCCCCGCGCAGGTACGCCGAGGCATCCTCGAGCAGCGCGGCGACCCTGGCCTCGTCCTCGGCGGCACCGCAGCGCGCGACATAGTCGGCGACGGTCGCGAAGGCGGCCACTAGAGCGTCTCCAGGATGGCGGCGAGCTCCGCCTTGGTCGCCTTGCGCGGGGCGAAGCCGTTGGCGGCCTCGATGGCATCGCGCAGCTGCTGCACGGTCATCTCCGGCGCGGGCTTCTCGTGCACGGGCTGCTCGGGCTCGTAGTCCACGACGTCCTCGTCCTCGGCGTCATCGTCCTCGGCGGGCTCCGCGGCGGCCTCCGTCTCGGCGGGCGGGAGGTCGACGTGGCCGAGGGCGGACAGTTCCGCGAAACGCGCCTCGGTCAGCTCGACCTCCTCCCCCACGAGATGCACCGCGAGGGTCTCGCGGTCACGGTACGGGTAGGTGACCAAAGCGATCATGGATGCTCCTTAGGGTTGTCTAGGCGGTCGGGGCGATGGTGCCCTTGACCACGAAGTCGATGTACTCGGCGAAGAACACGAGGCCGACGTAGGCCACGGTGTCGTAGGTCAGGCTCTTGAGCTCGGGCGAGTGGGACACGGCGATGTAGCCGCTCTCGTCGGAGTAGAAGCCGAACAGGTCGTCGCCGTCGGTCGGGGCGACGTAGACCTTGATGTTGTCCTTGACGGTCGCGTAGATCGTGCCCGCGGCGACGGAGCCGGTGGACACGAGCGTGCCGAGACCTGCCCAGTTCTCGATGTAGGAGATGCCGAAGGCGCTGAAGACCTCGGACTCGCCGATCTGCTTGGCGAAGTCGACCGGGTTGGCGAAGTAGACGGTCTCGCCGCTGCCGAAGCCGTACTCCTCGGTGAGGTTGGACAGGGCGGCCCAGGCGTTGGCGGCGGTGGCCACGAGGCTCTTGCCGGTCGCGGCCGTGGTGCCCTCGGCGCCGAGGGCGGCGACGAAGTCCTTCTTGATGTTGCGCTGCATGTCGGAGATCATCGCGGCGTCGGTCTTGTCGACGGCGCCGTCGTAGCCGCGCTTCTTGACCTCCTGGAGCGTGGTCTGCTTGCGATAGGGCTTGAGCGTCACCTCGAAGGTCGTGACGTCCTCGTAGGCGTAGCTGGAGAGCGGGATGTCCTGGCCGGGGGTGTACGCGGCCTCGGAGAGCTTGCCGGTGATCTTCTTCTGGTGCAGGGTCTCGCCCACAGCCGCGTGGATGGGCGCGCAGGTGGACAGCATAGCTGTGAGCTTCTCGAGCGACTTGGTGAAGGTGTTCACGAGGTCGACGTTGCGCGCGGCTGCGAGGGTCTTGATATCGGGCATTGGGGCCCCTTTCTCCCCTTACTTGAAGAGGTCGATGTTGGCGGCGATGGCCGCCATGCGTTCCTTCTTGTCCTCGATTCCGAGGATGTCCTTCTTGGAGGGCTTGCCTGGCTTGGGCTTGCCGCCGGCCTCGGGCGCCAACGGCGCGCCGCCGGCCGGTTTCGTGATGGCCGCCACGGCCTTGGCCTGCTCGGTGAGGGCGTCCTCGTCCTCGCCGTTGAGCGTCGCCACGATGGAGCGGTCGAGTCCGGTGGCCTTTGCCACGGAGTCGACGAGCGCGGAGCGGGCGGCACTCGCCTTGAGGGCGGCGTTCTCGCTCTCGAGCGCGCTCAGGCGCTCCTCCACGGTCGGGTCGGTCTTGGGCGTTGCGGCCTTGAGCTCGTCGAGCTCCTTGAGGTTCGCCTTCGAGCGGCTCTCCCACTTGCGCGACTCCTTCAGCGCGTTCTCGTAGAGCGCCTTGTAGTCGGGCTCCTGGCCTTCGTCTCCGCCCTGTGCAGGGTTGGTCGGCTCGGTCTCGGTGGGTGTGGTCTCCTGGGCCATGCTCCCTCCATTTCCGCCCCGTGCGGGGCATCGTCTTGCCCCGTGCGGGGCGCTTTTCGGCATGAAAAAGGCCACCCGTGCGGATGGCCTGGTTCAACGTATTGGTCGGGGCGGCGGGACTCGAACCCGCACGGGCGATGCCCGCGTGCTCCTGAGGCACGCACGTCTGCCATTCCGTCACGCCCCGATGGCACCTGGCCGAGGAATCGAACCCCGGTAAGCGGTTTTGGAGACCGCCGCACTGCCATTGTGCTAGCCAGGTGTGTATAATCTGATTTGAAAAGCCCTGGGCGTGCTGGATAGCTAACCTGGGGCTTATTTCTTTATGTCGTCTATGGCCCCGCCCCTGGTCAACAAGATAACGCGGTCGATGTCATGCCTCGACATCTCGAGCCGCACGCGCTTCAGCGCGTCCCCTCTTGTCACAGGGACTTCCTCGCAGTTAAGCACGACAATAGAGGGCCTTACCGGCCCACCTTCCACCTTTTCGAACTGCCGCACTGCCTTTCTTATATTGCGCTCGATGAACCTAAGCCCGTTGACGCCAGACGCATCGCTTGTCGGGCTCTTCAGCTCGCATAGCTTGCCATCGAGCAGCAGGTCGATATTGGAAAAGCCCTCCGGCGCGTCCTCCTTGCGGACGACGACCTCGTGACCGGCCGCCCGAAGCGCCTCGTGCGCCGCGAGGTCGTAGGACCCGCCGCGCTCGTGCGCGAAGGCCTCTTTCGGCTTCTTGTACACGACTGGAGGCCCAGGCGAACCGAGCACGGCACGCTTCGCCGCGTCCTTGCCGGCACTCGTCAGGCTTTCGTCCTCGTCGATGTTCTTGAACTGTGCCCACCGTTCGCGCAGCTCCTCCGGCCGCACGCCCTCCACGAGCTCCGCGTCCGGGTCGTCCACGAAGCCAGGGACCACCTTGCAGTCGCAGTTCCTGTGGAAGTGCCTGAACTCGCCGGCGGACTCGCGCGTGTGGTATACCGCGCCGCGGCTCGCGAGCATGATGCAGAAGGTGCAGGTCTCGAAGCCCGTCGGCACGCGCGCGAAGCGCACGCCGTGGTCCTTGTCGCGGCCCACGTTGGAGATGATCGTCTCGTTCAGGCTGCGGAGCGCGTCGTTGCGGGCGTACTCGCCGCACGCCCTGGCGAACGCCGCGTCGCCGCCCTTCACGAGCTTCTTCGCCTGGTATCTGGCAACGGTATCGACCGATTCTGGCCTGTAGGTCGTCATGGTGACGGCCTGCTGCAGCCTGGCGCCGTTGCGCTCGGCTAGGTCGTCGTACCATTGCGCCGCGAACTCCGCCGCGACGTCGTCGTAGCCCTGCACGAAGCCCTCCATGATGAGCTTCGCGGCCTCGCGCTTCTCGGCGACTGTCGCGCCCTCGTGGGCGCGGCACCAGGCGAGCACGGCGGCCTCCACGTCGAATGCCGCCCTGTCGCCTATCTTCGCCACGGCCCGGTTGTAGGCCGCGAACTCCGCCGCGCTAATCATCGGCGGGAGGCGCGGGTTCTGCCGCTTGGGTGACGCCCGCCATCAGGTCGAGTGCCGCCGAGCGCGTCACGTTGCGCCTGATCTCGGACGAGACGTTGCGCACCTCGTCGTCGTCGAGGCCGTTGAGCCGCCAGAAGGTCGGCGTGCCGGCGAAGCCCTCGACCACCGACGCAAGCTTGATGGAGCTGTCGGTCTGCTGGGCCAGCGTCGGCATGGCGGGGTTCAGGAAGTGGACGGACACGCCGCAGGCGTCCTCCGCCTCCTCGTATGAGCACCCGAGCTCCGTCGCGATCGCGGCGGTCGCGGCGTTCGCCAGCGCCGCCTTGGCCTCGCGGATGAAGCTCTTGCACTTGAGGATGAGCGGCTCGTTCTCGGCGTAGATCGCCTCGGCGGAGCTGGGGTTGTCGCTCATGATGCCGAACTGCCCCACGTGGATGCCGGTCGCGGCGCTCATGCGCTTGCACAGGTTGCCGAAGTGCTCGGTCATGGGCTGCATGCTCGGCTGCGTGAGCTGGCCGAACTGCGGTACCGTGCCGTCCTCGGTCTTGGTGACCTCGAAGATGGAGCCGATGAAGGCGCTCCACTTGGTCTTGTCGGCGAACGCGTCTCCGTCGGTGCCCAGAAGGTACTTCTGGGTCGAGGCGGCGAACGCGGCGGCGATCTCCTCGTTGACGTTGGCGCGCATGGCGCAGTCGATGTTCCAGCGCACCTCGGAGTTGATCCTGGAAACGCCGAACGGCCGGTCGTCGTCGGGGTTGTGCGGCATGACGAACATGGGCACGGCGCCCAGGCCGTGCTCCACGTACTCCGCCGCCCACTCGTTTCGGCGAACCTCGCGGATGCGCACCATGCGGTCGGGCAGCATCACGTTGACCCAGTCCGGGCGGTTCGTGGGCCGCCCGCGGTCCTTGGCGAAGGAGACGACGAACATGCCGGCGGAGAGGCACTCGTGGACGTCGTCCCAGATGCCCGTGCACAGCGTCGGCGGGTACGCCGAGATGCGGGCGTGCCCGTCCTCGTCCGCCGTCACCACGAGCATGGAGAAACAGTACTTGAGCGCGGAGTTGACCGCCTTGCCGACGCGCGTGGCCATCTTGTTGCGCTTGGCCACGGAGGTGAGCAGGCCGTCGAAGTCCGCATCGTCGGGGCACGTGAACCCGTCGAAGGCGATGTGGTCGCGCATGACCTCCACGCACTTGTAGCCCCAGCCACACGCGACCTCCAGGTCGCGCAGCGAGTCGGGGACGGCGATGCCGAGGTCCTTGAGCATGTTGCGCGCCTCGTAGTAGTCCGAGCGCAGGAGGTTGCCCCTGTAGTGCGTCTGCCAGCTGTTCAGCAGGCGGCGCACCGTCTCGCGGTCCTCCTCGAGCAGGCCGTCGGCGGACGCCACGGCGTAAGGTATCGAGATCAAGTGACCCTCGCCTTCATTCCGGGTTTTCTCTTCGATGTGCTGAGCGCTAGCAGCGCCAGCCCCGCGGCCTCGATGGGCGCGGCGTTGTCCCCGCCGAAGCCCCAGCCGCCTCCGGAGCCGATCTTGCGCTTGGGGGAGGTCTCGGCCGACAGGTCGAGCGCCGGGCACGCGATGTGCGTGACCGAGCCCGCCTTCGCGCCGGACGAGATGAGGCTCGCGGCGGTCACGGCCTGGTCGGTGCCCGGGCGCAGGATGTAGTCCCTGGGCATGCCCATGCCCGCGAGCCTGTCGCACAGGGCGCCGGCGCCGGCCTTGCCGTCGATGGCGACGCAGGCGTACCTGCCCGCCCTCGCGGCGATCCAGTAGGCCAGCCAGTCCGTGCTGGGCTCCGGGTCCTCGCAGAAGGGGAGCTCCACGTGCACGGTCGCGGATCCGGGAGGCCGCACGGCGCACGCAACGGCGACGGTCGAGCCGTCGGCGCTGAACCTCACGCCGGCGCAGACCCTGCAGCCGTCGGTCAGCTCGGGGCCGCTCCCCACGAGGCACTCGCCCCATGCGGCGGCGCCGATGACCGGCGGCTCCACCTGACTCTGCGGAGGCAGCCAGTAGCCCAGGTATTCCTGGGCGGCGCCCAGCTCGTCCATGTCCTTCATTCCGGTGCGGATGGCGCGGATGTCGGCGTGGTACCCGAGTGAGGGCATGACCTCCGGCCAGCGGCTCTCATCCCAGATGTCGCCGACCTCCTCGACGCCGTACTCCAGCCACAGCAGGTCGGACGCCTTCTCGCCGCCCTCCCAAGCCTGCTGCCGGAGGTTCTTGAACACCTCGGCGGGGTTCCCGGCGCGGGTCGGCGTGCCGGCGTAGACGATCATCAGGTTGTGCTTCGCGCCGGACACCGTGGTCGGGTTGACGACCTGGGTGTGGATGCCCGTGAGTTCCTGGGCCTCGTCGTATATGACGATGTCGAACGAGAAGCCCAGGCGCGAGGACTTGGTCCTCGTCGAGAACTGGATGACGCCGCCGGAGCTGAACCGCATCCATTCCTGGCCGGTCTGGGAGCAGACCTCGACCAGGAGCTTGCGCCAGCGCGGGATTCCCTCGGACGTGTCGCCGACGCGGCGGCCGAATATCTTGCGGAAGCGGTCGACCATCTCCATGGTCGTGGAGTAGTTGTGCTCGGTCCACAGCACCTTGTAGCCGGCCAGCGACGCCATGATCGCGACCCACACGATGAGGTCGACGGACTTGCCCTGCTGGCGCGGGATGGAGATGCCGACGCGCGGGTGGACCCATTTGCCGTTCGCGTCAACGGCGCCGATGTCGTGGGCGAGTTGCTCCTGCCACGGCACGAGGTCGTACCCCATCGTCGGGGCGAGCTCGGTCACGAGCGGGCCGAGTGTCCTCTCGTAGGGCTGGACGAGGCGGAGCCTCGGCTTAGCCGAGGACGTCGCGCAGGACCGAGACGGCGTTGATGATGACATCGTCGCCACCGTCCTCCCCGGCCCCCTCTATCCGTTCAATCTGGTCGAGCGTCTCGCGGTACTCCTTGGCGAGCCTGGCCGCCTGGCTGGGCTCGGCGTCGTAGAGCTGCCGCTCGATGATCTGCCGCACCCACCGGAGCCTCCCGAGCGTGTCCTGGCGGCCGTCCGGGCCGTCGGCAGGGGGCGCCGAGATGCCCGCGCCCACGGGCTGTCCCGTGGACTCGTCGGCCGCGATCTCGCCGCTCTCCTTCATCCTCTTGATGAGGGCGCACACGCCCGAGCGCGACCGCTTGAGTTTCTTCGCGATAGCCGCAGGTCCGAGCGCCGGGTAGGCGTTTCTGACGAACTCCCGCTCGTCCGCGGTCCAGGGCTTGCCCCTCGGTTTCGTGGACTTCGTGGACATTCCATGCACCTCCCGGTATGGACTCGGTTTGGGGGCCTGCGCAAAAAAGGCGCAATGCCGTGGGGCGAGCCTTCGGCCCCCGGGGAGGGGCCATCCCCCAGGGTCGCGTCACCACGGCAGCGAGGTCGAGCAGCCCACGTCGCGGGGACGCGGCGATATCGAGCCGTTGAGAGCGGCGAGGCTCTTGTTGCCGCGCCGCTCGTTGCAGATCCGGTGGGCCGGCGCGACGTTCGCGCGGTCGATGGGCGAGCCGCCCTTGGACACGGGCACGATCTCGTCCACCTCGAAGCTCATCGGGGCGCCTGCCGGCAGGTCGTAGTCGATGGCCATGCCGCAGATGTGGCACGGCAGCCCCTGCGCCTTGAGCCAAGCGCGCACCTGCCGGCGGGCGTGGCCGTTGGCGTAGCGGGTCTTGGTGGCCAAGGCTATCGCTCCACCGGGGAGCGGCCCCGGTTTGCCATGCATTCCTCGAGCCCCGCGTAGCGCAGGCGCTCGACGGCCTTGCCGGTGCCGGCGCCCTTGAGCTTGCCGGCGCGTCGGGCGATACCCAGGGCGCGGCGGAATGCCCACGCCATGACGGTGTCGTACCGGCTTGCCGCGCGGACGATGGCCTCGCGTGTGACCACGGACCCACCTCATTAGGTTGTTGCTTAATAGAAAGGCCGGGGCCCTGAACTGCTGAAGGGAACCCCGGCCACTCATCTGTGCTTCCACGCACATCCGACCCGCATGCCGCGCGGGCGGCGCTGCGAATCGACACCCTAGTTATATCCCAGATGAAACCTGCAACGGTCTGCAATTGTGTGCAATCGTCTGCAACTATCTGCAATTGTCTGCAGAAGTGTGCAATCGTCTGCAATTGCCTGCAGCCCCGAAAATACAAAAAGCCCCGACCGCACGGGCGGCCGGGGCAAGCATGCTGACGCGAACCAGCCATCTGATTATATTGCCGCACGTCCCAGTCCGGACCGCGCGGTGGCGATGCCCACCATATCGACCCAGTCCATGGCCGATGACATATCGGAATGCACCGACCTCACCGACACACCCAGAGTCCCCGCGATCTCCTGCAGCGTGCGGTCCTCGCAGTATCGCAGCTCCAGCACGTCGCCCCAGCGCTTGCCCGGGTTGGCGGAGCGCACGCCCGCGCACAGCTCTCGGCCCAGCTCCACCTCATGCCGCAGCTCGGACAGCTCGGCGCCGCTGCGGCGCTCGTAGTCTATGCGGTCGTCGGTGGACCTCATGAAGTCCGTGCCGTGCGCGCCCTTGCCCACGGCGTCGTAGCGCTGGGCGCGCACCTGCTCGCGCGCCCGCATGGACTGGATGACCGCCAGCCTGCGGTCGATGCCGCGCTGGGCGGCCCGTACAGTCTCCAAATATTCACGTGCATCCATGTGACCTCCCGCGTGGTACCATGCTCTACGCCACATAGAGGATGCCGGGAGGCGTCTTTGCCAAAGGCCGCCGGCGCTCCAACGCCAGCGGCCTTAATTATATATCTACCTATGTCTACCTGCGGAAACTCAATATCTCATCGCGACCTCGCGCCGCATGGCCATGATCTCGTCGTGCGCCGGCCCCGACCCGGCCAGATAGCGGTCCACCCTGTCGCGCTTCGGCTTGGCTCCCTTGCGCCGGGCCTCCTTCGCTCGGCGCTGCTCATGCTCGCGGCGGCACGCATCCGAGCAGTACTTGGCCTTCGGGGCCTGCGGGATGAAGACCCTCCCGCAGATCGCGCATGTCCTCTCCTGCACGTCCCACATCACTGCCATCTCATCGACCTCCTGCACCTGCGGGCGCGACGTGCCTCGATGCTCTTGCGCACGCGACGGTTCTCGATAATCATCCGCCACAGCTTCTCAAACAACCTCATCGCTTAGCCTTCCTCGACCTCTTGAGCGCGCGGGCGCGGGCGCGCTGCAGCGCCCTCGCCCTCCGCTCCGTCTCCCCGATCTGCGCCGCCGTCACCCGCGGCGCGTCGGCACGACCGTGCACGAGCGCCCGGCGCGCGGGACCAGAAACCAGATCGGGCACCATGCGCCAGGCGGTTGCGCGGAACAAGTCGGTCGCCGAGCGGATCACCGGCTGTTCCAGCTGTCCGCGAGCATGGCCACCGTCTGGCGGAACGGCGGCAGATCCATGCTCCCCCACGCGACGCTGTTCGACATCCCACAGGCGGGGCACCTGACGCTCAGCACGTTGGGCTTGGTCAGGGAACTCTCTCGCACGTCCTCCACCTTGGGCTCCGCCCCGCACTTGGGGCACGCCTTGAACTCGACATCGTTAAAGGTCACAGCTCTCTCCCATCTCTCTGAACTCGGCCTCGTAGCACCTCTGACACACGGTGTAGCCGAACCCGAGGTCGTTATGGATCAGCCGCGAGGTGTAACTTTCGCCGAAAGTGAGCTCGCACCCGCACTCCGCGCAGTCGACCACGGTCGAGAAGTCATCCGCGCACACGCTCGCGCCGTCCGGCACGCGCCAGTCCCTATACTCGGCGCACCCCGGCACCCACCTAATCGCTCGCTTCATGAGCCTGTCCCCCGCTCTCCAGAAAACAGGGCACCAGCGCCGCGACCATGGCGAGAGTCTCGAGGACGGTCATCGCATCCGCGATTTCATGGCAGCAGCCAAGGACCTCAATCTCATCGACCGCAATGGGGTCCTTGCCCTCAATCGCGCTCAGCACGTCGCGTGCCTGGGTAGCGATCTCGTTAATCAGATACGGCTTCGTTTTCGCATAGACCTCGTTCACCTAAAGCTCCTCTCCACAGAACGGGCAGTACTTGATGTCCTCGATGTAGGCGTCCGCCGTCACGTCGGCGCTGACGGTGTCTCCGCACGAGCCGTTGACCGAGACGTCGAGCACCACGCTGGTATCCAGCTCGACCCTGGCGATCGGCTCGCCGTCGTATCGGCGCATCAGCGTCATGGAGCCCACGGACCAGTTGCGGGCACCACGGTCGGGCGCAGAGTGAATGGACGCGATTCGCGAGCCTCCGCAGAAGTAGCGGCTCATTCGCCATCACCCGCGAGCAGGGAGTGAATGCGGTAGCAGATGCTGTGGAGCGCCCTCGCCTGGCACAACGTGCCGCCGCACCTGTCAGCGCAGGCATCGCACATCCCAGAGACAACGTTGTAGGCGTGCGTCGGTTCTTCGCTGGCAGGGCAGTTCATAGCAGCTTCGATATCGTTCATCAGGGCGCCGAACGTATCCGGGCAGGTCAGGTGCATCTCGTCCACCCTCACGACCCCCACATCGCAGTAGGCACGCCAAACGCCAGCGCCGAGCAGATACTCATATCTCTTGACCGTGCACTCCATGCCGCTGTCCGCAAAGAGCGTCGCGGTCGACAGGGAGACCTTGCGTCCATCCTTGTCGACAGGGCCCAACGGCATCACTTCCCCGTCCGGTGTCATCACGCTGTCGGCCGTGAAACGCTCCCCCATCACTCGCCACCACCTTTCTCGGCCTTGACCTCCGCCTGCAGGAGGTCCCGCAGGGTGCCGATGCGCTCGATGGCGTCGTCGGGCGTGTGGCCGTCCCACTCGGGCGCTCGGTCGAGCACCCTGCACGGGAACATGTCCCAGTAAGGCTCGACGTCGTAGTGGTAGGTGGCGGGGCCGGCGGGCGTGTCGATGCCCACGATGAACATGCCGTCGTACATCGTCCCGTCATGGTGGTGGAGCGACTTCCACGAGCGCCCGCGGAACATGGCCACGATCACCGAGAACAGCACCGCCCGGTGGTGGTAGAGCTCGTCGAACGTGTGGTACCCGTCCGACGTGGAGCCCGTGACGGGTGCCGGCTCAACGTAGTCCGCAAGGCGCTCCGCAAGATCCGGATAGCCGCCATGAATCGGCTCGCAATGACCGAGGTCGAGGACGTCGTAAAGGCCTTCGGTGAACTCCTCTGCATACTGGCAGCAGTTAAACTGCTCGCGTAGCTCCTTGGCAATTTCTCGGCGGCCCTCATCGCTCATCTGTCTCACTTTGTGCTCCATTCCTTCTTGATTTCCCTCTCCTCCGCGACCATGATCAGCGCCTTGTTGAGGCATCGCCTCGCCTGGCGCAGCTCATCGCAGATGTCGCACCTCTGTCGCACCTCTGTCGCACCTCTGTCGCGCTCCCTGAGCGAGCGTTTGGCGTCCTCGAGCCTGCCGATGGCGAGGTCGATCCAGTCGACCTCGCCGCACCTGTAGCTCACCGCGACTCACCCCTCACACCGAAGATGTCGGCGAGGATGTCGCCGGGCGTGGCCGCGAACGGCTCGGTGCTGATCGGGTCGTACCGCACCTCGAGGTAGTTCGGGTAGCCGACGGTCACGCCCGTGGGCTCGCGTCCCGGCAGGAGCTGGTAGCCCCAGGCCACGCTCACTCTGTGCTCGTCCAGGATGGTCTCGGTGCGCTCCACGCGAAACCTGTAGCCTCCCACCCGCTCCGTGTCGTACGTGTCATCGGCCCAGGGAATCCGGTGCCGGTCGAGGGCGTCTCGGTAGGCCCTCATCACCGCTGAGATCTCGGTCAAAACCTCTCTCACTCTCCTATCTCAAAAGAATTAGGTGTTCTTTGCCGCGGGGACTCCCCCGCCGGCCCCGTCTCCGCCCTCTAGCGGCGGGAACCCAATCGCCTGCTGGCCCAGCTGCCCCGCCGGTGTTGGCACACTTTTGGCATACCTCCAGCTCGGCTTCTCGCCCCTTGCGATGGCGGCGATGTCCATCCGCAGGTCCTCCTTGGCGCGCTTGCGGGCGCGGTACTCGTCGAGCTTCTGCCTCTTGAGCAGGCGCGCGCCCTCGTCGGCGCCGATGACGTTTGCCATGTAGATCCGCGTGACGTCGAGCGGACGGCCGCCGGCGGGGTCGAAGCCCTCGAGCATCTCCCTGAGGGTGATCACGACGCCTCACCCAACTCCCGCTCGAGGGCGGCGATCACGTCGTCCTCGGTCTCGGCGGGCTTCCACACCGCCGCGCGCTCGACCTCCTGGGAGGTCTGCCCGCCGCGGGCCTTGCGCTCCGCGTCGTAGCCGAGCTCGCGGTCGGACCAGGCGCGCGCGACCGGCTCCCACTTCACGATGGGGAAGCCCTTCCTGGTCCACCCGTTCGCCTCGTAGTAGTCGAAGAACTTCCGGGCGCTGCCGCGCAGGCAGTTAGCGGCGAAGTAGGACTCGACCTCCTCGAGGGCCGGCGGGACGAACTCGCCACCACCCCCTTCATCTGCACAATCTGAGGGGTTAATCCAGACTCCTAACTCCCCTTCCTCTTCCTCTTCCTCTTCGCTTGCGCGTTTGCTTGATGGTTTGCTTGCGGTTTTGCTTGATGGTTTGCTTGCGGTTTTGCTTGATGGTTTGCTTACACGTTTGCTTGATGGTTTGCTTGCGGCTTTGCTTTCCGCTTCGCTTTCCGCTTCGCTTTCCGCTTCGCTTGCACCCTTGCTCAGCCCGCCCTTCCTTCCGGCCTCCGCCCTGGCGCGGCTGTTCTCGAGGACCGGCATGATCAGCGTGATGGCCATCCGCTGGGCGTCGGTGCGCGGCTCGGGCACCTCGCCGGTCACGAGGTAGCGAACCATCATGCCGAGCAGCTCGTTGCTCTCGCGCCTGTTGCCCAGGCACAGGGCGCCCTCCACGAGGGAATCAAGTATCGTCATCCGTCTCACCTCCGTGCGATATCGAATCGGTAAAGGCCGCGGCGGCGGCCTGGTCGCGGCCCGGCATGACCGAGCCGTAGATGTCGAGCGTCGTCTTGACGCTCGCGTGCCCCAGGCGCTCCTGGATGGTCCTCATGTCGAACCCGTTCATGAGCAGCCATGAGGCGTGCGTGTGCCTCAGGGAGTGGAACACCGTCTCCTCCGGCAGCCCCAGGTCCCTCACGAGCGACTTGAAGCGGCTCGTCACGGTGGACGGGCGCGCGATGCCGCCTGCCGGCCCGAAGGTCACCACCATCGCCGCCGGGCCCCTGCGCGAGAGCCACGTGTCCTGCCACTCCAGGTGGCGCTGCAGCTGCGCCTCCACCGCCGGGGCGAGCGCCACGTTGCGCACGCGCCTGCCCTTGGTGTAGGCCTGCCGGTGCAGCTCTGGGTGCTCGACCGCCTGCCCCACGACGTGCAGGTCGTGCAGGGCGCGGCGCCAGTCTCGGCGCTGCAGCCCGCAGACCTCCCCGCAGCGCAGGCCCGTGTTGAGGGCGAGGTAGACCGCCATGGCCTCGGTGCGCCGCGAGATGTTGGCGCCCGAGGCGGAGCGCGAGGACATGGCGGAGACCAGCGCGCGGGACAGCTCGTCGGTGTCGAGCTCGGACAGCGCGAAGGGCTCGACGGGGTCGGGCGAGGGCGCGGGCACGTCGAGCATGATGTCCCGGCCCAGCGCCGGTCGCCACGAGCGGTAGGCGCCCTTCAGCAGCGCGTGCATCTTGAGCAGCGTCTTGGGCGACAGCCCCTTGCCCGTCCTTGGCGCGAGCAGCATACGGTACGCCGCCGACACGTCCCAGGGCTCCAGCTGGTCGTAGGGAAGCCGCCCGATAGTCGGCTCCACCATCGTCCTGACCACGCTGCGGTACGTGGCCACGGAGTTGTCGGACAGGCCGTTGACGGGGTCGGAGATGTACGTCTCGAGCATCGAGGACAGGCGCTTGGAGCTGTCCCGGGCCGACGACGGGTCGAACGTGGCCGCCCACCTGTCGCACTCGGCCTGGGCCTGCTCGCGCGTCAGCTCCGCGTCCCACGACCTGTACGGCCTGATCCGCCTGCCGGTCACGCGGTCGGTGCCCATGTAGGGGCGGGCGAACCAGCGCCCGTCCTCCCCGCGCTGCACGACCGCCCGGCGTTCGCTAGAAGTCGGCACTGGCGGCGAGCTCCTTGGCGATACGCGCGATCCTGTCGCGGTCGTCGAGGTCGACGTCCAGGAGCAGCTCGCTGGCGTCGGACGGGCTGACCGCCGCGAGCATGACCTGCCCCCTTGCCTCGGTCTCATCGATACCGAGGTTAACCATGACCCTGACGGACTCGCTGACAAGCCGGCGCATGACGCCAAGGGCGGTGTACTGGGTCATATAGCCTCCCGTAAAGACCAGCACGCCGTCATCGGTATCTCCGGCGCAGACGATGGCGTTCACCTCGAGCTCCACGGGCTCGACGTTCTCGCGCTCGATCGTCACCTTCACCTTCGGCTCTTCGCTACTCATCCTTCTCCTCCTCCTTGGCGCTCGCCTGCACCCTCGCCATGAGCCACTCGTCGTCCCCGCCGGGCTCGAAGCCCGCCGAGCGGAACAGCTTCCAGTGCTCGAGCCAGCGCTCGGCGGTGTCGCCGCTATATGTGCTGTTGAGCCGGACCATGTCCCTCGCTACCGTCATGAGGCGGTAACCGGCCTCGTACGCGCTGGGCCTTGAGCCCCCGAGGCACTCCATGAACTCCTCGCGGACGCGCTCGCCGGCCTCGGTGCCGTCCCCGCCCATCGCGCCGAAGGCCATGACCGGCTCCATGCGGGCCTCGTGCACGAGGCGCTCGAGGTCCTCGGGCATGCCGAACGCGCCGGACGCGACGAAGCCGACCATGCGCCCGTACATGTCCTTGAGTGCGACTTCCTCGCGCTCGGCCTCCTGCTCGGCCCGAATCTCCTCCTCGGTCTTCTCGGGCTCGGCGCCCGAGCCGTCATCCGGCTCGTAGAGATCCCAGTAGCTGCCCTTCCACACGGCAACGGTGCCGGCGGCGAACTCCTTCCCCTCGAGTTTCCCGGCGGCGAGGCCGACGTTGACCCAGTCCGTGTAGTTGAAACCCTCCGGCCGCTCCTTCACCACGGGGATCCCCGCGTCGCCGAAGGCGTCGTAGTCCTCGGCCTTGGCCTCCTCGCGCTCGACGCGGCGGCGGATCTGGTCGGCCTTGCCCGCCCAGCCGTCACCGGCGGCGAGGACCGCCTCGACGTCCTTCTCGTCGTCGAAGGCGCTCGCGGCCTCGAGCTGCTCCAGCGTCACCTGCACGCCGGCATCGATGCGACCGCGCAGTTTGCGCGCAGCCCGGATCTGCCCGGCGGTGGCTCGGCTCGCGCGCTCGATGCGCTGCTCGTCGATGCCCAGCACGAGCATCTGCTGCACGCCTCGTGCGCGCTCGGCCTCGGTCAGCTGGCGCTTGTCGTCGGTGGCAAGCATGGCCACAAGCTCGTTGGCCTCGTCCATGCTCTCCGCCACCAGCGCGGACACCTCGCGGTCCTCCCCGTAGATGGACGACAGCGCGCGGTAGCGGCGCTCGCCGTCCACGATGCGGTAGACGTTGCCGTCCGCCACCACCACGGGCGGGTTCAGCGGCTCACCGCCGGTCGCCTCGATACTGCGGGCCAGGGCGCCGATGTCGCCGAAGTCCTCGCGCGGGTTCTGCTCGCTCGGGCGGATGTCGCCCAGGCGAACCTGCCTCTTCTCGAATTGCATGTCATTCCTCCTAGTAGTACATCCCGCTCGGAGCGGTCCCCTCGATGGCGCCGGCGACGGCGATCAGGCCGATGAGCGCCACGGCGCACACGACGCTGCGCACGCGCTCGGGCAGCGAGTTCCACCACTCGCCGATCCTGCAGCCGGCATCCCAGATAAGGTCGCCCATCACGCCACCCGCCTCGGTCGGCGCGCTGGCACGCAGTCGGGCGAGGGCAGCGCAGGGACCGCGCCGCGCGCCATGATGGCGGCATCGATGTCCTCGCTGCGCACCACCTCGCGCGAGCTGTTGGGGTTGAGCGACGGGTAGCGCGGTATCACGCCCTGCATGACCATCGCGCGGAACGTGACGTTGTCGCAGCAGGCGTAACGCGCGCCCTTGGCTATCGACATCCACATGGCCTTCTCCTTTCATTCGTTGAGCCAATCCCTTGCCGGAGGGCCGCACCGATAGATGCAGCCGGAGGGCGCTCCCCCGCCAAAGGGAGCGGTGCCGCCGCCCCGCCAAGTCGGCGGCGGACACCTTGCGGGCCGGATGTAGGGAGTCCGGCCCCGTCGCGCCACGGGCCCCGCGGAATGGGGGCGGTACGGAACCCGTGGCGCGACGGGGGCTGACTCCGCCGTCAGCGGCGCATGAGGCCGAGCCCGACCCCGAACAGGAACGCGAAGGAAAGTGCGAGAATGAAGCCCATGGAAACCTCCTTGGAAGGGAATCGAAGATGAACAGAGCGCTCAGAGCGGCAAAAGAGAACATCGACCTGCTGGTCACCATCGCGGGCGCGGTCGGGTTCGGCTCGGTCGCCGCGATGGCCGAGGACGCCCGCCTGATGATCGCCGAGCACCCGGCCTCGTGCCTCCTCCTGACCGGCGCCGCCGCGATGCTCGGGTACGCGACCGCGCGCATCGTCACCGCGAGGAGCGCCTGGGCAAAGCGCCGGAGGATGGACGAACGCCTCTCCGCCGTATTCCTCGGCATGTCGAGGAGGCGGAAGGAGCTGGTGTCCCGCGCGCTCGACGATGGCTCCGTCAGCCTCTCCCCGCTCGATGCCGACGCCCTCGCGCTGTGCGAGCTCGGCATCTTCGGCACGCCGCCGGTCGGCTCGATGCTCACCGCGACCGACTTCTCCATCAGGCCCGCGGTGATCAGGGCGATCGCCGGACACCGCTCCGAATGGCTCGCCTAACTCACCCATAGCGACCCGACCACCCACGCCGCGATGAACGGCAGGGCCGCCGAGAAGCACACCCGCGCCAGGCCGTAGGCCCCCTGCACGGCGCACATCCAGCCGGCGGCGTCCATCACGACGGCCGAGGCCAGCAGCGCCCGGGTCATTCGCGACCGCCGCCGAACGGCCACTCGCCCGGCTCCGGGTCGATCTCGTAGACGTCGCAGGACGCCAGGTCGAGCGCCTGCCTGCGGTCGAGCCTCACAAGGCGCGCCAGGGAGGCGGTGTCGCCGGCCTGAACGTGCCTGTAGAACGCGTCGCGCGCGTCCGCCAGGAAGGCGAACACCTCCGTGTGCCACTCGGAGTCCTCGTCGACCCATGTCACCATGCCGCCCAGGGTCGTGACGACGTGGGGCAGCTCGTAGCTCTTGCCGGTCATTTCCCTCTCCCCTTTCACTCCTCTTCCGTCTCCCCACTTTGGGGTCGACCTTGGTACCCAATGACCTCGACACCAAGCTCGACCTCGCCGATTTCCTCAAGAATCTCGACTGCAGCCCTAAGGTGCTCAGACGCCGCCCTCACCTTCTCCGCGAGCTCTAAGGCATCGGGGCACCTGCCCATAAGGACGACCTCCCCCACCTTCTTGCCTTCCATCTCTTCCCCCATCCCTACGCGGCCTCGTCCGTGTTCCAGCCCATCAGGTCGTTGGGCGTGCATCCGAGGGCCTGGGCGATGGCATACGCCTTGTCGACGCCCGGGACCATCGAGCCGTTCTCGTAGCCGATGATTGAAGATGCCGAGAGCCCGGCCCTGTTGGCGAGCTGCTCCTGCGACATATCGGCTCGGGCGCGGGCGGCGCGCAGGTTTGCGCCAAACTCGTCCTTTGAAAACTTCATGGCTTCCTCCTTCTGAAATAGGGAACTTATTCCCTGTGCAAATCAGAGTATAGGGAATCTTTTCCCGATTGCAATAGCAAACTAGGGCTTTTCTTGCCTTTTCTTTTGCCTATCTATAGAATCCTCGGTAAATACTTCCCTATATTGGAGGTGGCGATGAACCTAAAACTAAAGCAGGCTAGGAAAGAAAACGGATATTCGCAGGCCGATCTGGCAGACGCGTTGGGCGTTGACATCAAAACGGTAGGCAACTGGGAACGAGGGAAGACTCTTCCCGATATTGAGCAGCTTTGGAAGTGCGCTAAAGCTCTTAACACCGACCCCAACGACCTTCTCGGCTGGTACGAGGAGCATCCCGAGGACAGGCCGGCGGGCGCGGAGGGCGAGCTGATCACCTGCTACCGGCAGAGCACCGAGAAGAGGCGCTCGAAGATCCTGGAGACGGCACGCGACCAGGCCGAGCTCTCCCAAGCTCAGGCTGCGGCGCCTGAAGGCGAAGGGCTGGAAGCGGATCAAATAAAGTCCGCGTAGGCATTCAGCGGAACCACCTGAGAGATTGGCAGATAACATGGGGATGTACGATTCAATCGACCGCCTGGTGAACCTGTGCGACGAGGTCATCGAGAGCGACCCGCCCGGTCTCAGGCAGAAGGTGGTGGCTAAGTACATGACAGCTTTCGGAGATATCATCGAGCGCGAGACCGGGACCGGGGTGAAGGCCGACGTCAGCCCCGGCATGATCGATATCGCGTCCATCGAGACGATCCGCGACCTGCTGCTCGCGCACAGGGACCGCATGGAGTACGAGTACATGATGGCCAAGGCGACCGCCGACCAGATAGAGGCGAGGGCGACCGCCACCGTCGAGGCGACCGTCACGGTCGACTTCAACCAGACGATCAGGAAGATATCGAGCAGCCATGGCCTGTCGCCCGAGGACCTCGCCGCCGTGAAGCTCGCCCTCGCCGACCTGCGGTTCGCCGCCGAGGAGAAGGACGAGGGGGGCTTCGCCGAGAAGGCAAAGGACGCACTCGACCTCGCGTCCAAGGGCGCGGGGCTCGTCCCCAAGGTGGCCAAGGCGATCGGCACCCTCGCGGCGCTCCTCGGGGCGTAGGTGCCAGCTGTTCCCCCATTTTCGCAACGTCACGAAAATGGCCGGCTGCTTGACCGTACCGGGGGCAAACGATAACTTGGACAGCGGTATTGACGCGGGGACCCCACGGGGCCCGCGTCCAATAGAAAGGCGGCTGTCCCAACGGGCGGCCGCCTTTTTCATTTAGGTGCACAAATTAAATTAAATCCTTAATCGCGCTAATCTTTTATATACTTTATTACTTAGCTGTGCTAATATTTAATTGTCGAAAGGAGTTAGGCGGTGACTAAGAAGAGGGACCTCGAGCGGGAGCTGACCGAAGCGGGCTACGTAAAGCTCAGCGGCACCGGCACCAAGCACGACAAGTTCCGCCGCGGGGACGTGACGGTGACAGTGCCCAGGCACCGGGAGATAAAGGAGACGACCGCGAGGGGAATCAGGAAGGAAGCGGGGCTGCTCTAGCCCCGCCCTCCCCTTCACCGCAGGAAAGGAGACCACCATGATCGTCATGCAGGAGTTCGAGGTCTACCCCGACCCCGAGGGCGGCTACGCCGTGGAGCCGTGCGGGCTCGCCGGGGCAACCGAGGGCGATACGTACGAGGAGGCCGTGGAGATGGCCGTCGACTGGCTGCGCGTCCATGCCCTGGCGGCACTGGAGCGCGGGGCGGAGTTCGAGGGCGGCGGGCTTGGCCATGCGCCGTCCCGCGGCGGCACGATCGTCACCGTCGCGACCAGCGTCGAGCTGTCCGACATCCCGGCCGTGACCGCAGCCGAGGCCGCCGAGATGCTCGGCGTGAGCACCGCTCGCGTGGCGCAGCTCTGCCGCGACGGGAGCCTGAGCAGCTGGAGGGTCGGCAATACCCGCATGGTGTCGCGCGACTCCATCGAGTACCGCATCGCGGCCAAGCCCGGGGCGGGCCGTCCGTGCAAGGCCGCGGCGGAGGCGTAGCCCCAGCAGGGCGGGCCCGGCATCTAAACAAAAAGCCCCGTGCGGCAATCTTGGCGGATCCGCACGGGGCATGCCCTCCGGCAAATAAGGGAAAGGCAGGACCATTATATGGCAACCAACGATACTTCAAGGTCAAAACTCGGCTCCAAGCGCGAGGTGGCACCCGGCAAGTGGGTGATCCGCGTGCAGGCGGGCTTCCGCGCGGACGGGCGCGTGCGGCGCGTGTCGCGCACCGTATACGGCAACGAGACCGAGGCCGATATCGCCATCGCCCGGCTCGCGCAGGAGCTGGGCGTGTCCCAGGCGGCGCACGCGGGCGTGACGCTCGACATGTACTACTGGGGAGTTTTCCGCGACTCCCCCAGCAACCGCGGCAAGCCGCGCTCCAAGGCAAGCCTGCGCGAGTACGACGGGCAGATGGAAAACTACATCTCCCCCGTCCTGGGCTCGACGGACATCTCGAAGATAACGCACGACATGATGCGCAGCTGCATCGAGCGCTCGGGCGCGCCGGCCAAGACCAAGACGACGCTGCGCGCCGTCATGCGCCGCGCCTTCGACGACGGCTGGGTGTCGGTGGAGCCGTTCCGCCGGCGCGTGATCGCGCCCAAGGCCAAGCAGGCGCCCGTGGAGCCGTGGAGCATCCCCGAGGCCGCCGAGGCTCTGCGCAGGCTCGCCGCAAGCGACGACCGCGCCGATCTGGTCATGAACGCCTACCTCATCCTGGGCCTGAGCGGCCTGCGCAAGGAGGAGGCGCTGGCGGTGCGCCCGTGCGACCTCAAGGTCACCACGACCTACGACTTCGCCACGGGCCAGCCGACCGTCTCGGAGTACATCGAGGTCTGCCGCGCGTACACGGACGAGGACGGCGTGAAGGAGACCAAGAACGCCCATTCCGTTCGCACCGTGCCGGTTTTATTGGCAGGCCGCGAGCGCCTGCACCAGATCATGGACGAGCTGCGCCCGTCCATAACCGTCGAGGGCGGCACTTCGGTTACGGAGCAGGTTCGCGAGTGGAGCGGGCAGCGCATCGTCAACATGCGCGGCGACAACCTCGTGCGAGCCTGGCGGCGCATGTGCGCACGCCATGACCTGCGGTATATCCCGCCCAAAGCGCTGCGCCACACGTCCGAGACCATCATGGCGGCGACCGAGGTCGACCCCCTGAGCATCATGGACCTGCACGGTCATACGGACCTGGGGACAGATTACCGCCATTACATCAAACCGGGTCTGGCGGAGCGCGAGAAGGCCGCCAGGCAGGTCGGGCGCGCCCTGCAGATCGTCGAGGGCGGCGGCGCGGACGGCGGTTTTAATGGCACCGGTCGCAGCGCCGAGACGCTCTAAGTTGCGTTTTCTAGGTCCGCGAACAGCGAAATGCATAAAACGCCCCCTGCCGCGCATAAACGGCAGGGGGCGTAAAACGCGAACGGTAACGGACGGTTATGATTCGGCTTCTCGGCAAACAAAAAAGGTCAGCGCCGAAGCGCTGACCTGTGCGTTCTTGGGTGGGCCGTCAGGGGGTCGAACCCTGGACCTTGGGATTAAGAGTCTTGAACGCACGCTTTTGGCAAGCGCTCTACAAGCAAAGATGCAGGTCACGCTTATTCTGCTCGTACATTTTACGCTCAAGTTGCATTGGAGAACGGATATTTACGGTTATCGCGTCATGCATAAAGCCCCTCCCCGGCATACTTGCCGGGGAGGGGCCAGTGCTTATGGCCTGTCGATGATCACCTGATTGCCGTCCTCGTCGAGGTACGGCGTGATCGCGATGCCGCGGTCGCTCTCGACCACGATGTAGGCTCGATTCGTCGAGCGCTCGGTCGCGATGTACGAATTGACTCCATCAGGCAGATCGTACAGGGGACCTTCCGATTGGTCCATGACAGCCATGTCAGATGCCGCCTGGGCATTCTTGGGCGCCAAGGCTGAGCAGACGATGATGATGAGCGCCGACATTGCGATGAGGCACGCGATCGCATAGGCGAGGCTGAGCATCTTGTCTCTCGGTTTCATGTCACTCCCTGACGAGGTAGTCGTCGGCCTCGGGCTTGCCGGTGGCGCGTCCCACGGCGACATAGCGGATCTTCCCGCTGCCGCCGGTGTAGCGTCCCCAGATAAAGCCGTCCGCGGACTTATACCAGTCGTCGAGCACGACAGTCTGCCCCCTGCTGTAGAAGGCCACCACGGACCCGGAGAGGGACGGCGCCGAGCGCACGTTGAGCTTGAAGACGGTGCAGCGGTAGCGGCCTCCGAAGCTCTCGGTCTCAGTCGCCTGCTGGGTCGGCTGCTTCGCGGGAGCCTGCTGAACGGGTGCGGAATTCGATGCCTTGATTCCGAAACTCTCGAGGTAGATTCGGGCCAGGTCGTCGAGGTATTCATTGAACTTCTGCAAATCGCCGCCGTTGTCGATGAAGCCGTTCTCGGCGAGGCGGTAGTTGATGCCGCGCGCGGCAGCCCTGTTGACGTTGGCGAGGTCGGAATGCTTGACGAGCTTCTGCGCCCGTCCCGGCATGAACGCGGACAACTTGTCCGCCAGCGTCTTGTCGTAGGAGTCCGGGCTGAACTTCGAACTGATGATCACATGGGCACCGTGAGGTGTCTTGAGGCCGCTGGCATCCATATGCAGCTCAACGACGGGACCGTCAGCCTTGAGGCTGTTCAGCCCGCCGTCCGCATACCAGTTGCGCGAAGTGTCGCAAAGCACCACCCGATCGCCGCCAAGCTCCTTGATGCGCCTGCCGAGCGCACGTACGCGCTCGGCCTCGGTGTACCCGCCGGCGCAGCAGCCGGGGTCGCCGGCGCCGTGCCCGCAGATGACGAACAGCTTGGCCACGCTATTCCTCGCCGCCCTCGTGAGACGGTCCCGGCTGCGCGCCGCCAACCTCTGGCAGGTCGGTCGCGACACTGGTTAGCAGCGACACGACGGCGGCGACGCCCGCCACGCTCGCGACCTGCACCCAGTCGAGGTCCGTGAATCCGACGCTCCCGGTACCGATGAGCGCCACCGCCGTCTGAGCAGCCGTCTTGACGGCGCGGGTGAGGGCCGCGATTGCCCATTCCTCGTACTTCTCCATGATGCTAGTCCTCCGATTCTCCCCTGATGGGGGCGTTGACGATTTCCTGGTAGTAGTGGGTGCCGGTGCCATTTCCGCCCATGCCGTGGTAGGCCCCGTAGACCTGCGAGGCCTCCTGCTTGACCCAGTCGGGGCAACCCTTGCCGCTGACCACGTAGCGCTCATGGAGGTCCACGAGGCGGCTTCGCAGCATCGTCCGAGTGCCCTCCTGCATCGCGTCCATGAGCCGGTACAGGCGCATGAGCGCACCCGCGAGGGCCGCGAGGACAACCGGCACGGCCCACTGGACGGCCACGCGGGCTAGTTCTTCCATTCGCGCGCCTCCACTAGGCAGTCAGTTGCTTCCACGCGCCGTCGCTGCCGAACGTGCCCGGCTCGATGGTGTTGCCGTCCATCAGAGACTCGTAGACGCTTCCGTACTTGGTGACGCGGTCGCCCTTGGCGTATGACTTGCCGCTGACCCACTCGGGAACGCTCTCGCCGCCGGCCGTGGACGCCACGACCTTCGCCCAGTGCTGGGGGTCGGAAGCGGGATCCGCCGCAGTCGCCGTGTGGCCGGAAATAGCCTTGTAGAGCGTGCCCTGCCAGAGCACGCGGTCTCCTTGCGCATAGACGTGACCGCATGCGTAGAGCGGATAGAGTGCCGGAACCTTCAACGCATCATCGTCGGAGAGGGCGGCCGCCTGGATCTGGGCGAGCATGAGGGCGGCGTCCTGAGGCGTTCCGGCATCGGGAACGAGAGTCCACACCTGCCAGATGGCGCCGTCATGCTGCTCATAGGAGAGCACCGTGTGGTAACCGGCGCCGGGGTTGGGTTCCGCCGCCTCGCGAATCGGCAGGCCGGAGCCGTCCGTGGTCAGGTAGACAGACCCAGATACAAATTGTCCGTAAAACATTTTTCTCCTTAATGGTTGATTCTTTCCCAAAGCTCCGGAGCCGTGTCGGGCTCAGATCCGATACGGGGCGCATGCGTCTGCAGGCACTTGTACAGGTCGCCTCCATATGCCACGCGCGCGCCAGCGGCATACGAGGCCTCGCCCACATACCACGGCCGGATGAGCTGGGGCACCTTCAGCGCGTCCTCATCACCGAGAGTCTCGGCGGACATGGCAGCAAGCCGCATCTGCTATTTGTCAAGGTACTCGTATTCTACCGTTTACGAACTCC